ACGGCAGAGCTTATGAGACTTATGCAAGAAGAGCGGTTGCGTCGAGCAGCCTAAACGAAGCGGGGCGGTTCGCCGCCCTAATTCACGGATAAGGTATGGCGGTCGAGGTACGGCGAGTTGAGGTTTGACGGGGCTAGACGTGGCGGGGCCAGTAAAGGCGGTCGAGGTGTGTTCGGGTAAGGCGTGGATTGGTACGGCGAGGTTAGGCGGTCGGGGCAGGTTTTGGTCGGGTTGGGTGCGTCAAGGCTAGGCGGTTCAGGTATGTTGGGGTCTGGCAAGGTATGGCGTGGCGGTTATGGTGAGGTAGGGCGCGGCCAGTCGAGGCGGTTCAGGTATGTTGGGGTCTGGTAAGTTGGGTTACGGCATATCAAGGCATGGCGGTCGAGTTAAGGTTAGGTAAGGTGGGTTCTGGTAGGGCGGGGCACGGCATGGCGGTCTAGGTTCGGTGTGTTGCGGCTAGGTCCGACTCGTCGTGGTGTGGTTAGCCGACTGACTAACAAAAACAAAGCAGGCTGTGATGGCCTGCTTTACAAACAAAAACTATGGAGAATAAACTTATGTCTAAGTTTTCTAAAAAGACTAAGCAGCGTATCATAGATGACTACCTGCAAACTACGGGCGCAAATATGTTTGTGCCTTCAGAGTTCGTCGATTGGTTAGCAGGCGAGCCAGAGCATGAAGCGTACCAAGCGTTTTATGGGATTGACGATGCGGAAGCCGCGAGGCAGCATCGTATACAGTTGGCGCGGCAGATGGCGTCAGGGCTACGCATCGTGGCAAAAACGGAGACAGTAGAAAGTTCTGTTGTGTCCATAAAGGTGACAGAATACCCTGCGTATATTTCACCTGTGTCAAAGCGGCGTGAGGGCGGGGGGTACGAACCTTTTGACCCCACCGATAAAGTCGCACAAGCTGAGCTACGCAGACAAGCCGGTGTAAGTTTGGCGGCGTGGCTTGAAAGGTTTCGCGGTGCAGCGGAAAATTATGGGGTTGATGTAACTCCAGTTGAAGAAATCGTGCGCGTGTTACGTGACGACAAAGATAAAGCAGTAGGAGAATAATTATGGGTAAGAAAGAACAAAAAGTTTGGGCGTATTTGGTAAAACACCCTAACGCAGCGATTACAAAGGTTGCTAAAGCGTGTGGCTGCTCACCATCGTATGTTCACAAATTAAAGCAACGTATCGGCACACCGAAAGAGGTGTTGGAAGAAGTAAATCTAACCGTAACACGCGCCGACGTTCTCGACACAGCTAAAGACTACGTGACGAAGGATCGTGCTGCGGAGCATGGTGACATGGAGAATAACTTCAACACCATTGCACGATACTGGTCTGTGCATCTGGACGCGCAAATAACCCCGACAGATGTTGCGGTTATGATGAACCTTCTCAAGGTTGCGCGAATAAAGTCTAACCCAAAGTCTAAAGATAATTGGGTTGACGGTGCAGGGTACATGGCTTGCGGCGGAGAGATTGCCAGTGCCTTACGTTCGTAAGCCTAGTAAGTCCAAGAAAGCGAAGATTGGGGCGGGCGTCTATGACGCTCGCTTCAACGACAAAAAAGTAACGCTACCCAAAGCACCGTGGGAGGACGACGAAGATGGACATAGTGACGCTGGATTTCGAGACGTACTACGACAAGGAGTACAGCCTGTCGAAGATGACGACTGAAGAATATATCCGCGATGATAGATTTGAGATTATTGGGTTAGCCGTAAAAAAGAACGATAAGCCCACACGTTGGATACAAGGTGAGGAACTCACTACACGTTTCTTATCGCACGTAGACCTCTCGTCCTGCGCTATACTTTGCCATAACACCGCGTTTGATGGGGCGATACTAGGGTGGCGATTTGGTGTGAAGCCGAAACTGTGGCTTGATACAATGTGCATGGCCCGTGCGTTACATGGCACGGAGAAGAGTGTGAGCCTAAAGGCTGTGTCTGAACGCTACGGCGTTGGAGACAAGGGTGATGAAGTTACCCGAGCGTTAGCCAAGCGGCTAACTGATTTTAGCGAAGAAGAAATTGCAAAGTATGCAGAGTATTCCCGCAACGATGTGGACCTGACATACGAGATTTTTAAGTTGATGTTTAGCGGAATAGTTGGAAACCAGTTCCCACAACAAGAGTTACAGCTAATAGATCGCACGTTGCGGATGTTTATTGAGCCTACGCTTGACCTAGATTTGTTCTTGTTGGAGCAACATCTGGAAGAAGTGCGTGAACGCAAGGACAAGCTGCTACGCGATGCGAACATAACCGACAAAAAAGATTTGATGTCGAACAACAGGTTCGCTGAGTTACTTACAAGTCTTGGCGTTGAGCCGCCGAAGAAGATCAGCCCAACGACAGGCAAAGAGACTTTTGCATTCGCTAAGTCGGACGAGGCGTTCAAAGCGTTGCTAGAACATGACGACGATAGAGTGCAGTCGTTAGTCTCTGCACGTTTGGGTACTAAAAGCACCTTAGAAGAAACACGTACCGAGAGGTTCATATCCATTGGTAAACGTGGACTTCTTCCGGTTCCGATTAGATATTACGCAGCGCACACAGGTCGGTGGGGTGGACAGGACAAGATCAACCTGCAAAACCTGCCGAGCCGAGGGCTGAACGCGAAGAAACTCAAGAGCAGTATTATAGCGCCCGAAGGCCATACACTCATAGATGCAGACAGCGCACAGATCGAAGCTAGAGTTCTGGCGTGGCTTGCAGGGCAAAATGATTTAGTTAGCCAATTCGCTAACGGTGAAGATGTGTACATAAAAATGGCTGCGCGTATATACGGCTGCGAAGAAGAGAGCGTTACGAAAGATCAACGCTTTGTAGGTAAGACTACTATTCTTGGTGCAGGGTACGGTATGGGCGGCGTAAAGTTCCAAGCTCAGTTAAAAAACTTTGGCTTTGAGATACCTGTCGGGGAAGCCAAGCGGATCATAAATATCTACCGCAACATTAACCACGACATAGATAGGCTGTGGAAGGACGCGCAGTTTGCACTGGAGCAAATGACGCATAACGGTCCAGTTCGATTTGGTCGTAGGGGCGTCCTAAAAGTTCTACCAAAAGAGAACGCCATCCAGTTGCCATCGGGTCTTTGCATACACTACGAGGACTTGAAGTATGAAATGACCGAAGAAGGGTCACGCGAATATAGGTATAAAGTACGTCGAGGCCGAAACAGAATTTACGGTGGCAAGATGGTAGAGAATGTGTGCCAAGCCATAGCTCGTTGTATAATTGGCGAGCAGTTGCTAAGTATATCCGAAAGATATAAAGTTGTCCTTACCGTACATGACTCGATTGTTTGCTGTGTGAAGGATGAAGAAGTTCCCGAAGCGCAAGCGTATGTAGAAGAATGTATGCGCAAGACACCAGATTGGGCCGCAGGCCTACCTATAGACTGCGAGAGCGGTACAGGTAAATCGTATGGGGAATGTGAATGAGTAAAGCAGCGCCGTGGTCGTTTAGTCGGATCAAAGCATTCGAGCAATGCCCCAAGCAGTTCTACCATGAGAAGGTGCTGAAGCAGTATCCGTTCATCCAGACGGACGCTATGATCTATGGTAATCAATTCCACAAAGCCTGCGAAGACTACATCGGCAAGGGCGAGCCGCTCCCCGAGAGGTTTATGTATATTAAAGATGCGTTGGACAAACTGAACCAACGTGAAGGCGTAAAGATATGTGAGCAGCGGTTAGGAGTAACGGCTAACTTGGAGCCATGCACCTTTGGCGCTAGGAACGTATGGTTTCGTGGTATTGTGGACCTTGCCATCCTTGACGAAGATAGCGGTATCGGTTGGATCATCGACTACAAAACTGGCAAGTCTGCAAAGTACGCAGACAAAGGACAGCTAGAGTTGATGGCGTTGGCGATCTTTGCGCACTACCCCAAGATAACAAGCATACGCGCAGGGCTACTGTTCGTGGTGGCGAACAAACTCGTAAAAGAAACGTATGAAGTTGCGGATAGGGCTAATCTTTGGGAGAAATGGTCTTCAAACTATGCTACAATGGAGAAGGCGTTTGAAGCAGATGTGTGGAACCCCCGCCCCTCTGGATTATGCAAGCGTCATTGCCCTGTAACCGAATGCGCCCACAACGGGAGTAACTGATGCCCTATAAAAACAAACCCCGCCCGTACAAAAAAGAGTACAAGCAGCAGAAAGAACGCGAAGAGCATAGCGACCGCATGGAGCGGCAACGTGCGCGGCGTAAGATGGATAAGACTGGCAAGGATGCCAACAAGAACGGCAAAGCCGATAAGCGCGAGGGTAAAGATATCGCGCACAAGAAACCGCTCAGCAAGGGTGGATCAAATAAAGACGGTGTAAAAGTACAAAGCCGCAAGAAAAATAGAGCCGCTGGCGGTGCGTTAAGCCGTGGAAAGCGCAAGAAGTAATTGGAGAATAACATGCAGATTGTACAGGATAAAGCCATCCTGCTTACGCTGCCTAACCCGAAGCAAATCACAACAGTGATTGCGAAGAGTAAGGAGTTGTCGATGAATGAAGTCGTCGTGAATTGGGGTATCGACGAGGCCCATAAGTTGAAAGCATTGAATATAAAGGTGCCTTCACCGATTGAGAAACGCTATTCGTGGGTGGGTAAGTACAAGCCTTATCAACATCAGAAAGACACGGCGGCGTTTCTTACCATGAACAAGCGAGGCTTCTGCTTCAATGAGCAGGGCACAGGCAAAACAGCCAGTGCGATATGGGCCGCAGACTTCTTGATGAAGCAAGGTATCATACGTCGAGTCCTTGTCGTGTGCCCTCTATCTATCATGGACAGCGCATGGCGTGAGGATTTGTTTAGTTTTGCTATGCACCGCACCGTGGACGTTGCGCATGGCGCGAAAGAGAAACGCAAAAAGATAATAAACAGCGGGGCCGATTTCGTCATCATAAACTATGACGGTGTTGAGGTTGTGGCAGACGCTATCGCCAAGGGTGGGTTTGACCTAATCATCATAGACGAGGCAACGCACTATAAGAACGCGCAGACCAAGCGGTGGAAAACGCTCAAGAAGCTTGTCAAAGATGATACATGGCTATGGCTTATGACAGGTACTCCCGCTGCGCAGTCGCCGCTAGATGCCTACGGCCTTGCCAAGCTAGTGAACCCACAGAGCGTACCTAGTTTCTTTAGCTCGTTCCGCGATCAGATTATGGTAAAGGTTACTCAGTTTAAATGGATGCCGAAAGAGAATGCCAAGAGCACGGTTTTCCGTGCGCTTCAACCTGCTATACGCTTCACCAAAGATGAATGTTTAGACCTGCCTGACATGGTATATACCAAGCGTAGGGTAGAGATGACCAAGCAGCAGCAGACATTCTATGAGTTATTGCGCAAGCGTATGGTTATGCAAGTTGCCGGTGAGAGTGTAACAGCGGTGAACGCTGCGGTGAACCTAAACAAACTGCTACAGATATCGGCAGGAGCTATATACACCGACGAAGGTGACACCGTGCAGTTCGATATCTCCAACAGGTACAAGGTGCTGAAAGAGGTGATAGACGAATGCTCGCAAAAAGTGCTTGTGTTTATCCCGTTCCGACACACCATAGACTTGTTAGCCGGTAAGCTAACTAAAGACGGCATAACGTCCGCTATCATACGAGGAGATGTAGCTGCGCATAAACGCACTGAGATATTCTCGCAGTTCCAAAGCGAGAAAGATCCCAAGGTCTTGCTTATACAACCCCAAGCCGCAGCACACGGGGTTACGCTTACAGCAGCAAATACTGTTGTGTGGTGGGGGCCGACACCCTCGTTGGAAACTTACGCACAAGCAAACGCTAGGGTTCACAGATCGGGGCAGAAGCATAAATGCACAGTGATACAGCTTGCAGGTTCGTTTGTTGAGGACCGTGTATATAAGCTGTTGGACGACAAGATAAGTACGCACACAGAAATTATTGATTTGTATAAAGAAGTGCTTGACTAACTTACGTTTACTAACTATATGCCATGTATAACTAAGTTTGGAGAGTTTTATGCAAGTTCCTGTAGAGAAGCTTACGAAAGCGTACATTAAGATACGCGAAAAACGTGCGGAGTTGTCGGCTAACTTCAAAGATGAAGACGCAAAGCTCGCTGATAAGATGAATACTATCAAGCGCGCATTGTTAGATCATTGCGAAGAACATAGCGTAGAGAGTGTTAGGACAACGGAAGGGTTGTTCTATCGAACCGTTAAGCAGCGGTATTGGACAAATGACTGGGAGCAGATGCACCACTTTATTATGGAGCATCAAGTACCAGAGTTGTTGGAGAAGCGGCTTAACCAAACCCACATGCGGCAGTTTTTAGAGGAGCATCCTGATGTGCTACCTAAAGGGCTTAATGTGGATAGCGAGTATGCAATTTCAGTGAGGAAAAAATGACGGATACCGTTTATTCTGACGTTAATAAAACCGCCGAGTATTTTGGCGTATCAATTCATACCATTAGAAAATGGGTGAAGGAGGGTCACATACCGCGTGACCATTACATTCGGGGCGGTACAACATACCGCTATAACATTCCTGCCATCGAAAAAGTGTTGACAGGAGAGGGGAAAGCCCAACAAATGGAACTCCCACTAAAAACAAAATAAGGAGAACACGATGTCGGATATGGCGTTGTTTGAGGGAAACTCCCTCGTAAGTAGTGATTTGTTTAAGTCTTTGCAGGATGTCGATGACAACCTTGCAGGGGGCAGCGGTGGGTCTGGTCCTCGCCGCATAAGTATTCGTGGTGGTCGCTTCCGTGAGATGGTTGGCGGTGAGCAGGTCAATGTAAAGAGTGACGGGTTTATAAACGTAGTGATAGTAAACGCTGCGAAGATTTCTCGTACATATTATGCGGGTCAGTATGACCCCGAAAATCCATCTGGCCCGTCTTGTTGGTCGCCAGACACACAGGCCCCTGATCCAAGTGTTCCATCGGATACGCGCCAAGCAGCAAAGTGCATGGACTGCCCGCAGAACATTAAAGGGTCAGGACAGGGGGAAAGTCGTGCCTGTAGGTTTGGTCAGCGCATTGCTGTCGCCTTAGAGGGTCAGATGGACACCGTGTACCAATTCCAACTCCCTGCTACTTCTATATTTGGAGATGCCAAGGATGGTAAGATGGGTATGCAGGCTTACGCCAAGTATCTACGCGCACACAAGACGCCTTCTATAGCTGTGGTAACGCAGATATATTTTGATGAAAGCAGCGCGACACCGAAACTATACTTTAAGCCGGTACGCCCGTTGACAGAAGAAGAACTGCAAGAAGCGGTAAAGCTCAAAGATACGGACGAAGCACACCGTGCTATCACTATGACTGTGGCTCAAACAGACAAAGTACAAGCCGCAGAAACTCCATTGGCAGATGATGAAATCAGCATTGATGACATTCCTGCACCGGAACCCAAGAAGGTCAGCAAGAAGGCGGCGGCTGCTCCCGCACCTGCGACAGACTTAGGGTCGATCTTAGACGAGTGGGACTAATCGTCTAGGGTCATGTCGTGGCGGGGTAGGTCCAATCCCCGCCACGACCTTAAATGGAGAGCAGCATAATGAAAACAATAGAATTTTTACGCTCTGTACTTGGAGGTAGTGGATATTACTGCGTATTTGCAGCAAATGCAGCTACCGGCAAACGGGTACAGAAGTTTTACGACAGCTTAGAAGCTGTTGCCAAAGCCGCAGATCATTTTGATGCAGACGGTTTTGATGTGTATTTTGGTTTGGGTACGCTACGAGAAGCGGGTAGCCGCAAGAAAGAAAACGTGGCGTATTTTAAATCTTTATTCTTGGATTTAGATTGTGGTCCAAGCAAGGAGTACCCTGACCAGAAGCAGGCGGTGCAAGCCCTACGAAAATTTGTAGGGGAGCTAAACTTACCTAAGCCAATGTTAATAAACTCAGGGCGGGGAGTACATGTGTACTGGCCCCTAACAAAACCTGCGCCGTTAGCCGAGTGGCTAACTGTTGCGGAACGGTTAAAGAAAGTTTGTGCAGAACGTGGGCTGTTGGCAGACGCTGCTGTAACCGCAGACGCGGCTCGCATATTGCGACCGCCCAACACCCATAACTATAAAGGCGATCCCCCGCTACCAGTAGAGCGTATAGGTGTGACGGAACCCATGCCTGTGGAGCTTTCGGCGTTTATGCAGTTGTTGGGTGCGGAGTTAAAGCCCGTAAACACACAGATAGATCTAGGGCCAGACGCACTGCAAGAAGCTTTGGCTGCAAATAAAGAGAGCGTGTTTAAGTCTATCGTGTCTAAGACTTTAAATGGTCGCGGCTGTGCGCAGTTAAAGAACGTGTGGGAGAACCAGAATACTCTCAGCGAGCCGTTATGGCGAGCGGGGTTGTCTATCGCAAAGTTCTGCAAGGACGCCGCCGTTGCAGCGGTAAAGATATCTGAGCAGCATCAAGGGTACGACCACGACGAGATGCAGCGCAAATTGTCTGAGA